GATGGCTGAAGTCACCGACCTGGCGAAGTCGGCGCTGCGTGCGTGGAAGCCACCGGAAAAGCTGAGCCTCAGTGAGTGGTCCGACCGTTACTTCTACCTGTCTGCGGAGTCGAGCGCTGAGGCTGGCCGCTGGCACACGCTGCCCTACCAGAAGGGCATCATGAACGCGATCACCGATCCAGCAATCGAGCAGATCTCGGTGATGAAGAGCGCTCGGGTTGGATACACCAAGTGTCTCAACGCCTGCATCGCTTTTCACATCCACCAGGATCCGTGCCCGATGATGCTGGTGCAGCCAACGATCGAGGACGCGCAGGGCTATTCGAAGGAAGAGATCGCGCCGATGCTGCGCGACGTGCCGGTGCTCAAGGGCCTGGTGAGCGATAGCAAGGCAAAAGACGGCGCAAACACGATCCTGCAAAAGCAGTATCCCGGCGGCACGCTTGGCCTGGTCGGGGCCAACAGCCCGCGTGGTTTCCGTCGTGTGAGCCGGCGGATTGTGATGTTTGACGAGACGGATGGCTATCCGCCGTCAGCCGGGCCCGAAGGCGACCAGATCAAGCTCGGCATCCGCCGAACGGAGTATTACTGGAACCGTAAGATCGTGGCCGGGTCGACGCCGACGCTGAAAGACGCAAGCCGGATCGAGCGCTTGTTCCAGCAAGGCGATCAAAGGCGCTATTTCGTGCCGTGCCCCGACTGCGGGCACATGCAATATCTCAAGTGGTCGCACATGCGCTGGGACGACAGCGTGTCACCCGTTCATTACGCCTGCGAAGAGTGCGGTGTTCTGATCCCGCACAGCAAAAAGCGCTGGATGGTGGAGCGCGGCGAGTGGCGGCCGACTGCACCGGGCAACGGTAAGCACGCCAGCTTTCATATCTGGGCCGCGTACAGCTACAGCCCGAACGCAAGCTGGGAAAATCTGCGCGATGAATTTCTGGAAGCGAAGAGCGACCCAGAGGCGCTGAAGACGTTCGTGAACACGGTGCTCGGCGAGTGCTGGGAGGACGATTACGCGGCGAAAGTTGGCGCCGACAGCCTGCTGGAGCGGGCAGAGTTTTACGAGAGGCGGATGATCCCCGCGGAGGCGTCAGCGCTGACGATCGGCTGCGACGTGCAGGTGGATCGCTTGAGCCTGAGTGTGTGGGCGTGGGGCCGCGAAGAGGAAGGCTGGCTGATCGATCGCGAGGTGATCTACGGCGATCCAAGCCGACCGGAGCCGTGGAAGCAGCTGGACGAGATTTTGCTGCGGCCGTTCAAGCATGCGCTCGGCGCTGAGCTGCGACCAGATGCGGTCTGCATCGACTCGGGCGGTATGCACACGATGGAGGTGTATCAGTACGCCCGCGAACGCCAGAACATGGGTGTGATTGCGATCAAGGGTCAAAGCCAGAAGGGCAAGCCACCGATCGGCAAGCCCACCAAGGTCGATTTGAACCTCAAGGGTCGAGCAATCAAGAAAGGCGCTGAGGTGTTCCCAGTGGGCTCTGACACAGTGAAAAGCCTTCTGTTTGGAAGGCTGAAACACAACGAACCAGGTCCGGGCTACCTGCATTTCTACGCAGAAGCAGGCAAAGAGTATTTTGAGGAACTTACAGCCGAAAAACAAATTACGCGTTTCGTAAGGGGCTATCCCGAGCGCGTTTGGGTAAAAAAATCGAGCCAACGGAACGAGGCGTTAGATGAACTGGTGTATGCGTACGCCGGACTCAATCGCATGTATCAGCGGTATGACCGGAGAACGATCTGGGATCAGCTGGAGAAACGGCTCGAAAAGCCCGTAGAAAGGGAGCGAAAGACGCCGCTAAGATCGAACAAGGCTCCAAATCGGAGTTTTGTTCGCCAATGGTGAGGCCGTGAGAATCCCTCCAACGATCCGTGCTGGTGACACCGTCCGTTGGCGTGATCTAGCCACGACCGACGTTTTCGGGGCGCCCCTGACCAGCGCGAGTCACGGCCTCACCTACTTCCTGCGCACCAACACCAACCATGAAGGCTCGACGGTGACTGGTGTCGCCGATGGAGACGGATGGTTGTTCACGATCCCTGCTGGCACCTCTGCTGGCTTTGATGCTGGCATCTGGTATTTCCAGGCGGTTGCGACAAAGACGGTTGGTGGTGACAAGACCACTCTTGGCTCCGGCCAGGTGGAGGTGCTCCCGAGCCTGAGTTACGCAGGCCAGCCCGGCGCCTTTGATGGTCGCAGCCAGGCGCAGAAGGATCTTGACGCATGCCAAGCGGCAATCCGTGCGTTGATGACCGGCGGCGCGGTGCAGGAATATCGCATCGGCACCAGAAGCCTGAAGCGGTACGACCTGTCTGAGCTGCTTGCGCTGGAGTCACGCCTGAAGGCTGACGTGGTGCGTGAGCAGAAGGCGGCGATGATCGCCAACGGTCTGGGCAACCCCCACAACTTGTTTGTCCGCTTTGGTAACGGCTAATGGGCATCCGCACTCGCGTCATGACAGCCCTTGGGTTCGGGCCAAAGCCACAGCCTGAGCAGCCGCGTCGTCGGCGACGCACTTATGCCGGCGCAATCATCAATCGGCTGACAAGCGACTGGATCAGCAACGGCACCAGTGCCGACGCTGAGATCAAAACCAGCCTGCGCAAGCTGCGCGACCGTTCACGGCAGATGGTGCGGGACAACCCGTACGCTCGCCAGGCCAAGCGCACGACGCAGATCAATGTCGTCGGCCAAGGCATCAAGATGCAGTCGCAGGTGATGAGCCTGCGCGGCAACAAGCGCGACGATCGGATCAATGCACTGATCGAAGGCAAGTGGGAGCGCTGGTGCCGCAAGGATCACTGTGACGTGGCCGGCAAGAGCAGCTTCCATATGTTTGAGTGGCTGTCGGTTGGCGCATTGCCTGAAAGCGGCGAAGTGCTGTTCCGCATCCATCGCAAGCCATTCGGCGGCAGCAAAATTCCGATCGCACTGGAAATCATCGAGAGCGACCTGCTGGACGATGAGTACAACGGTGCGGTGAGCGCCAAGGGCAACGAATGGCGCATGGGGGTCGAGATCGACCGCTATGGCCGGCCGGTGCAGTATGCGTTCCTCACGCGCCACCCAGGCGACTACTGGTTTGCCGGCACGCCCGATCGCGAAAACCGCAAGCATGTGTTCTTGCCGGCGCGTGACGTGATTCACCTGTTTGTGCCGGAACGCCCTTCGCAACACCGCGGTGTGCCCTGGTTCGCACCGGTGATTACCGATGCACACCAGCTGGCTGGATATGAAGAAGCTGCTGTTGTGAGGGCGAGGTCGGCCGCAAGCCTCATGGGCTTTGTGACCACGCCGGAGGGAGAGCTTGAGGCTGATGACGTTGAAAACGAGCAGCGCATCACAGAGTTCGAACCTGGGGTCTTCAAATACCTCGAGCCGGGCCAACAGGTGACGGTGCCGGACCTGCGCTCTCCCGACGCGCAGTACGAAGATTTCGTGCGTGCGAAGACACGTCGGTTTGCTGCTGGCTTTGGCTGCTCTTACGAGACCCTGTCGAGAGACTTCTCGGAGACGAACTACAGCAGCAGCCGACTGAGCCTGCTTGAGGATCGCGACCACTGGCGTGTGGTGCAGGAGTATCTGATCGAGAACTTCCACATGCGGGTCTTCCGCGAGTGGCTCGACGTTGCGGTGCTCAGTGGCGACCTCTCGCTGCCTGACTATGAGTTGCGGCCTGAGCGCTATGACAGCCCGAAATGGCTGGCGCGTGGTTGGAGCTGGGTTGATCCACTCAAAGAGGTCAAGGCTTACCGCGAGATGGAAGCGGCTGGCTATATGACCAAAGCGCAGATCTGTGCGCAGCTCGGCGGCGACCTCGAGGAAAACCTTCAGCAGATTGCACGAGAGCGTCAGGCCGCGGCCGAACTCGGCGTGCAGCTGGATGCAGACACCGTTGTAACGGCTTCGCAGGATCCTTCCCCTCCCCAGGGTCCGGCGGCCGACGGCGGGGAGACCGAAAATCTGGCGCCGGCTCCCCGTCGTTCTGCGAGATCGCGTAGCAAAAAAGCGACTAAGGTGGACAAAGTTCAACCCGAGCGTCCAGAAGGACTGCTTAACTGATGGACGAACTCAAAGAACAAATTGAAGCGGCCCAGGAAGATCGTGCCATGCACGACCTGACCGAAGAGCAGGTTGCTGCAATCGGCGACGCGATCGCCGAAGTGGTGGCCGAGCACATGAGCGAAATCGTCGAAGACACCGTTGAGACGCTGATGGGCGAAGACCCTGAGGCGGAGACCATGGCCGTGGAAACAGCCGAAGAGTCTGAAACGGTGATCGAAGAACGCAAGCTGGAAGGCAACTATCAGCGCACCGAGGCCACCGTCTTTGCGGAGGTGCAGGATCGGACGTTTGAGTTCCCCTTCAGCTCTGAATACCCCGTGGCTCGATACTTCGGCAACGAAGTGCTGAGCCACGAGGTTGAGTCCGCCGACCTCAGTCGTCTTAATGACGGCGCACCGCTCCTCTTCAACCACAACCCCGACAAGGTTGTGGGTGTCGTCGAGCGTGCATGGGTCGACGGCGACAAGAAGCGTGGCTACGTCAAAGTCCGCTTCTCTCGCAATAGCTTCGCCAAAGAGGTGATGGCTGATGTCAAAGACGGCGTTCTTCGGGGCGTCAGCTTTGGTTATGCCATCAACAAAATGGAGGAGCGAGGCGACAACTTCGTAGCCACTCAGTGGAGCCCGTACGAAGTGTCGGTTGTTAGCATCCCGGCAGACCCCACTGTGGGTGTAGGCCGGTCGCTCGCGATCGACTCTGCGGCCACCGCCGCATCACCAACCCCTCAAGAACCTGAGGTTCACATGGAGAACACCACCCCTGACGTGGAGGTGATCCGGTCCAAGGCCGTCGAGGCCGAGCGTAGCCGCATCGCTTCCATCACCGCCCTCGGCGACAAGCACGGCATGTCCGAGCTTGCCCGTGAGCTCATCGACGGTGGCCGCAGCCTCGACGAGGCTCGTGCCGCTTTCCTCGAAAAAATTGACACCCGCAGCCCCAAAGTGGAACACCGCATCGCCGAGACCCAGGAAGTGGGTCTGAACGAGAAGGAGACCCGTAGCTACTCCTTCCTCCGCGCTCTGAACTACCTGGCCAACCCCGGCGACAAAATCGCCGCTGAGGCCGCTGCTTTCGAGCGTGAGGTTTCCGAGGCTGCTTCTAAGGCCTACGGCAAGCCCGCCAACGGCCTGATGGTGCCCAACGAGGTGCTGCGCCGCGACCTGGCTACTTCCCCTGCCACCGCCGGCGGCAACCTGGTTGCTACCGACCTGCTGGCCAGCTCCTTCATCGAGCTGCTCCGCAACAAGCTGGCCCTGGCTCAGGTGGGCGCCACCGTGCTGAACGGCCTGCAAGGCAACATCGCTATTCCCAAGCAGACCGGCGCTGCCACTGCTTACTGGGTTGGCGAGGGCAATGCCCCCACCGAGTCCGACCCCACGATCGGACAGGTGACAATGTCGCCCAAGACCGTTGGCGCCTACGTCGACTACTCGCGTCGCCTGCTGCTCCAGTCCTCCGTGGATGTTGAGCAGATGGTGCGTAACGACCTGGCTCGCGTGATCGCTCTCGAGATCGACCGCGCTGGCCTGTACGGCTCCGGCACCAGCAACCAGCCCAAGGGTCTGATCAACACCGTTGGCATCAACACCAAGTCTCTGACCAACTACGGCACCTTCGCCGAGCTGATCGACATGGAGACCGAGGTGGCCAAGGACAACGCTGACGCCGGCTCCCTGTACTACCTGATGAACGCTGCTGCTCGCGGCGCTCTCAAGTCGACCGCCAAGTCCACCTCTGCTGTGGCCGCTGGCTTCGTGTTCGAGAACAACGAAGTGAACGGCTACCCCGTGGTGGTGTCCAACCAGCTGGCCTTCGACGACATCGTGTTCGGTGCCTTCGACCAGATGATCATGGGCATGTGGTCCGGCCTGGATCTGACCCTGGATCCTTATGCCGGCGCCACCAGCGGCACCGTGCGCATCATCGCCCTGCAGGATGTCGACTTCGCTGTGAAGCAGCCTGGCGCCTTCTGCTACGGCACCGGTGCTCTGAGCTGAGCATGATCGCTGGGCTGATTAAGGCCAAGCGGAACTACAACCCCTCCCTGGTTTCGACCGGGGAGGGCTTTCTCTTGGCATACCGGTCGGAGCCGGAAGACTTCAAGGTCAGCGAAATCGTGCTGGCCGAAATGGACAGCGCTCGCAAGGTGCTCCGCAACCAGCGGTTGAAAGTGCCCGGCGCTCCAGCAGGATGCTCGTTCGAGGATCCCCGGCTACTCATGTACGACGATTGTCCGTACATCGCATTTTCAATGGCCAAATACGGCGCCAAGGATGGCTGGAAGTGCGTGCAGGCTTATGGCCGACTGATCAAGAAGGCCAAGACGTGGACCCTGGCTGAGGTGTGGGTGCCGAAGTACGGCGCCAACGACTGGGGTAGCAAGGAAAAGAACTGGACATTTTTTGAGGCGGAGGGCGCTCTGCGCTGCATCTATGACATGGGTGCAGCGGGATGGACTGTGCTCGAGCTCGATGGCGACGAGGTGCTGCAAGAGTGGCGGCATCCTCCTTTGCGCTGGCGCTGGGGGCGCATGAGCGGCGGCACTCCGGCGGTCGATTGGCAGGGCCAGAAGCTGACAATGTTTCACAGCTGGGAAAAGCATCCGCGGCGTCACAGGCTTTATCACGCGGCTTGGGTGGCGTTCAGCGCCACTGCGCCGCACGCGCCGACACTGGTCTCTGCCGCACCGGTGCTGACAGCGCAGGATGATTGGGGCACGCCTCAATGCGCAAGTGGCTGGCAGCCGCTGTGCGTGTTTCCAGGTGGGCTTGAGCTCATTGGGCAAAAAGCGCTGGTGGCTTATGGCCGCAATGATTTCGACTGCGCGATCGACGCCATTCGAGTGGAGCAGATGCGGCGAGTGTCGCCTGCTGTTTCGGCTCGCGGCGAAGTACGGATCAGGCTGACGGGCGACGTGATGATCAATGGACAGCCAGCTTGGGCGGGCACTGAAGCAGCAGTGCTTGCAGCCGATGCAGCTAGCCTGATTGAACGTGGAAAGGCGGTGCCGCTGTGATCACCGAAGACCTGACGCTGTTTTTGAATGACTTTGGCGTCTCCTGCACGGCCGGTGCAATTACAGCGCAGGGCATCTTGGACATGCCTAGCCAGGTAGTGGCCGATGGCATGGTGCTGACGACCGATTACAAGCTCACAGTGCGTACAGCTGATTTTGGCGGCTTGCTTTATGGCGATGGCATCACTGTCGATGGAGTGAACTATCAGGTTCGCGAGGCCATGAAGATTGATGACGGCAAGTTCACTGAACTGATGCTGACCAAGCTGGCGCCTGAGGTTGTTGCACCCGGCAGCCAGCCTCGAGAATTTGGCCTTGGCGACCTTGCTGATGTCAATCTGCGCGATCCCGAGTCCGGTGATCGCCTTGTCTACAACGGCAGCGAATGGGTGGATGAGGAAGCCAGCGACGGCACTAACGTGTTGGATGGCGGCGGAGCTGATTAGTCATGACAAGGCAGCAGATCCAGATTCGCCGCGATACCGCCGCCAACTGGACTGCGGTAAATCCGGTGCTGGCCGAAGGCGAATGGGCGCTAGAAACCGACACGCGCCTGTTGAAGCTAGGCGACGGCTCGACGGCGTGGGATTCACTGGATTATTTCAGCGGCGGCGTCGTCAATCTTGTCAATCTGCAAGACGTTCTCGCTGCCAACCGTGTGGACGGCAGTGTCCTCTCCTACGATGCCACAAGAGCCAAATTTGTGGCGGACTCACTCACCACCAAGCTCACGCTGACTGACGGAGGCAACTTCTGATGGCCAACACCCTTCGCATCAAACGCCGCGCCTCCGGCTCTCCCGGAGCGCCCACAAGCCTGGCGAACGCCGAACTCGCCTTTAACGAAGTCGACAACGTTCTTTACTACGGTAAAGGCACCGGCGGCGCCGGCGGCACCGCAACGTCCGTTGATGCGATTGGCGGTCCTGGCGCATTTTTGACGCTGAGCACTGCGCAGACCGTCAGCGGCAACAAGACTTTTACGGGTGACGTAATTGTCCCCACTCAAACGGCAAGCGATAGCAGCACCAAGGCGGCTAGCACTGCGTTCGTCAAGGCGCAGAACTACCTGACCGGCAACCAGACGATCACCTTCAGCGGTGACGCCACTGGCTCCGGCACCACCTCTGTCGCGCTGACCCTGGCCAACAGCGGCGTCACCGCCGGCACTTACACCAAGATCACCTTCAACGCGAAGGGCCTGGCGACCTCGGGTACCACGCTGAGTGCTTCGGACATCCCGACGCTGACTGCTGCCAAGATCAGCGATTTTGATACCCAGGTTCGCACCAACCGCCTGGATCAGCTGACGGCGCCGACTGCGTCGGTCTCGCTCAACAGCCAGAAGATCACCAACCTGGCTGATCCGACCTCGGCTCAAGACGCCGCGACGAAGGCATACGTCGACGCAACCAAGCAGGGCTTGGATGTCAAAGACTCGGTGCATGCCGCCACAACCGGCAACATCACCCTCAGCGGCACTCAGACCGTCGACGGCGTGGCGTTGGTTGCAGGCGACCGCGTGCTGGTGAAGAACCAGACCACCGGCTCCGAAAACGGCATCTACGTTGTCGTCTCCGGCGGCGCCTGGACCCGCTCCACCGACGCCGACACCTCGGCAAAGGTGACCTCGGGCATGTTTGTGTTTGTCGAGGAAGGCACCACCAACGCCGACAGCGGCTGGGTGCTGACCACCGACATGCCCATCACCCTGGGCACCACTGCCCTGGCCTTCACCCAGTTTTCGGGTGCTGGCCAGATCACCGCTGGCGCAGGTCTGACCAAGACCGGCAACACTCTTGACGTTGGCACCGCCTCGGCCAGCCGGATCGTCGTCAATGCTGACTCGATCGATCTTGCTACCACTGGGGTGTCCGCCGGCACTTACAAGTCGGTCACGGTTGACACCTACGGCCGGATTACCGGTGGCACCAACCCGACCACTCTGTCTGGCTACGGCATCGTCGACGCCCAGCCGCTCGACGCCACCCTGACAGCTCTGGCCGGCGTCACCGTTAGCGCCAACCAGCTGATCTACGCCACCGGCGCTGACACCTTCACGACCACCAGCTTTACGTCTTTCGGCCGCAGCCTGGTGGACGATGCCGACGCCTCTGCCGCTCGCACCACTCTGGGCCTAGGCACCATCGCCACCCAGGACGCCAGCAACGTGAACATCACCGGCGGCGCCATCGACGGCATCAGCTTCGACGGCGGCACCTTCTAAGCCCCGTTACTTGTCCGCCTACATAGGCACTCCAGGACAGCCAAATGGCCAACACGTTTCGTCTCAAGAGGTCGTCGGTTGCCAACAAGGTGCCGACGACCGGCGACCTGCAGCTCGGCGAGCTTGCCCTCAACACCTACGACGGCAAGCTCTACACCAAGAAGGACAACGGCACCGCCTCGATCGTTGAAATCGGCGCAGGCGGTGGCGTGTCCGATGGAGACAAGGGCGACATCACCGTTTCCAGCAGCGGCACCGTCTGGACGCTGGATCCGACTGCGGTAACGGCTGGCAGTTATACCAACGCCAACATCACGGTTGATGCCAAAGGCCGCGTCACCGCAGCAAGCAACGGTGCTGCCGGTGGCGTTACCTCATTCAGCGCAGGCACCACCGGCCTGACGCCGAGCACGAGCACTACCGGCGCGATCACCCTGGCCGGCACCTTGGCGGTCGCCAACGGCGGCACGGGTGTCACCACCAGCACCGGCTCGGGCAGCGTGGTGCTCAGCACCAGCCCGACGCTGGTGACCCCGCTGCTGGGCACGCCAACTTCGGGCACGCTGACCAACTGCACCGGCTACACATTCGCAAACATTGCCAGCAAGCCAACGACCGTTAGCGGCTATGGCATCACAGATGCACCGACGCTCAGCGGCAACAACGCGCTGACCGGCGCCAACACCTTTACCAACGCCACCGGCCAGATCTTCCGCCAAGCCGCCACGCAGGACGGCATCTTGCTCCGAGGTCGGGCCGGCGGCACCACCTCGCTGAACGTTGAGATCGTTCCCGGCACGCTTACAGCGTCGCGCACACTGACCGCGCCCGATGTCAGCGGCACGATCGTCACCACCGGCGACACCGGCAGCGTCACCAACACGATGCTGGCCGGCAGCATCGCTAACGCCAAGCTGGCCAACAGCACGATCAGCGGCGTTGCACTGGGCGGCACCCTCAACGCGCTGACGCTTGGCACCGGTCTGACTGGTACGTCCTACAACGGCTCCGCTGCTGTCACGGCTGCCGTCAGCTATGGCACTACTGCCGGCACCGCCTGCCAGGGCAATGACAGTCGCCTGAGCGACACGCGTGCCAACCCCAACGCGGTCACCTTCAACAATGGCGGCGCTGGCGGTGCCAGCGGCTCCACCTATACCGGCAGCGCTGCACTGACCGTCAGCTACAACACTGTCGGCGCCCCCAGCACCACCGGCACCAACGCCTCCGGCACCTGGGGCATCAGCATCACCGGCAGCGCCGGCTCAGTGGCGTTCTCCAACGTCACCAGCAAGCCGACCACCCTCAGCGGCTACGGCATCACCGATGGCGCATCCAACGCAGCGGACGGTTGCATCCAGCTCAACAACCAAACCATCAGTAACAGCTACACATTCTCTGCTAGCCAAAACGGCGTCAGCGCCGGTCCAATCACAATCAGCGCCGGCATCACCGTCACGGTTACCTCGGGTAGCTCCTGGTCGATCGTGTAGCTCTCGCTTTCTCACCGCATTTCTCGCGCCTATTTGCTCGACCGCCGCTAATCTGATGCCATGACCAAGCGCGAACAGATCCTCGCCGCAATTCGTACGGCGCTTAACGGCACCACTGGTGTCGGTAATCGGATTTATCGCAGCAGGGTCGAGCCAATGGCGCGGCAAGAAAGCCCAGCGATCGTCGTGGAGCCGCTGGAGGACAATGCACAGCAAAACACAAGTCTGCCAACACTGGACTGGAGTCTGACGGTTCGTGTTGCGGTCGTTGCGCGAGCGCCAGTCCCGGACCAGGCCGCAGATCCAACTGTTGAATCACTGCATTCAAAGCTGATGCAGGATCTGACTCTTGGTGGGTTGGCGATGGATATTCAGCCACTCCGAGTAGAGTTTCAAGCAGTGGAGGCTGATCAACCTGCGGGTGTCATCATGTGTGACTACCTTGTCAGGTACAGAACCTCTGTCACCAACCTGGGCGCCTGATCATGGCTATCACGGTCGATGAATACCATGGGCAAGGAGGGACCTACCTTCTGGACCCCAAAACCGGCAAGCGGAAGCTCATCGAGCGTACTGAGCCGGCCCACACCCCTGCTCACGCAACTCCTGAGGTAACCACCGATGGCTCTGCTGACTCGCAAACGCCTGATTCTGGCGAAGAGTGAGACGACTTATGGCACCGACAGCTCCCCTGCGGGAACTGACGCCATTCTCGTCCGCAACCTTGAAATCACCCCGCTGGAGGCAGACGTTGTCAGCCGGGACCTGATCCGCCCCTACCTCGGCAACTCCGAGCAGCTGCTCGGTAGCACCCGCGTGGGTATCACCTTTGAGGTGGAACTGGCTGGTTCTGGTACTGCTGGTACTGCCCCCAAATACAGCTCCCTGCTGAAGGCCTGCGGTTTGGCCGAAACCGTCGTGGCAAGCACCTCGGTCACCTATGCACCGGTGAGCTCGTCCTTCAGCTCCGCCACCATCTACTTCAACAACGATGGTGTGCTGCACAAGGCGACTGGCTGCCGCGGCACCTTTACGATGACCTGCAATCTGAATGAGATCCCTGTGATCTCGTTCACGATGACCGGCATCTACAACGCGCCGACCGACACCGCTGCTCCCGTGGTGACCTACTCGGCTCAGGCAACCCCGCTGATCTTCAAGGAGGGCAACACCTCCAGCTTCAGCCTGCTGTCTTACAGCGGTTGCTTGATGAACTGCAGCTTCGACATCGCCAACGAGGTGGTGTACCGCGAGCTCATCGGCTGCACCAAGTCTGTGCTGATCACCAACCGCGCCCCCTCTGGCGAGGTCGTGATCGAGGCGCCGACCATGGCTCAGAAGGACTTCTTCACGATCGCCAACAACAACACCACTGGCGCTCTGACCTTCGCGCACGGCACCACGGCTGGGAACATCGTCACTTTCACTGCACAGAAAGTCGACATCGGCAACCCGACGTATAGTGACAGCGACGGCATCCAGATGCTGAACCTGCCTTACGTCGCGATCCCGACTTCTGCTGGGAACGACGAGGTATCCCTGGCCTTCACCTGATCCCGGAGCCCACTGCATGGCATTCGTCCGCAAGAAGTCCGCAACTTTCAAGTGGCCGGTCACCGTTGAATCTCCCGTCGACGGTGGCCGGTTTGAAAGCGAGACTTTCGACGCCGTTTTCAAGCGCATCGGTCGCTCTGAATTTCAGAAGCTGATTGACAAAGGCGATCTCGAGCTCGTCGAGGCTGTCCTGAGCGGTTGGGAAGGCATTGCGGACGAAGCCGGCAAGGAGGTCCCCTTCACCAAGGGGACGCTCAAGGAAATGCTGGATGATCCCTATTTCACCAAGGGGATCATCGCCGCTTACCTGGCAAGCCTGGAAGGCGGCAAAGCAAAAAACTAGAGGACGCGGCCCGACACTGGGCCGCAGGCGGATCGGTAAAGGATGAGACGGCAGACGACGCCAAATTGATGGGTGTCGTCTTGCCCGAACCAGATCCGGTCGAAGAGAATTTTGAGGTCTGGGAGGAGAATTGGGACATCGTGATGATGTTCATGCGCCTTCAGACCCAGTGGAATGTGAGTATGGGTGGCTTCACCGGATTGAAGTACGAGGTGCTCCGGTGGCTGTGCGACCTATACTCGGTTGAGGATCCAAGGGCCATGCTGGAGGGCATCCAAGTCATGGAGGCGGCCGCTCTTCAGGTGCTGAACGACAATGGCTGAACAGGTCGCACGGCTAAAGATCCTCGCTCAGATCGAAGGCCTCGAGGGCTTCGACAAGCTGAAGGGCGCATTT